CCTGAGCGGTGCCGACCTGAGCGGTGCCGTCCTGAGCTACGCCCACCTGAGCGGTGCCGACCTGCGCGGTGCCGACCTGAGCGGTGCCGGCCTGAGCGGTGCCGACCTGAGCGGTGCCGTCCTGAGCGGTGCCCACCTGAGCGGTGCCCACCTGCGCGGTGCCGACCTGCGCGGTGCCGACCTGAGCGGTGCCCACCTGCGCGATGCCAAAATCATCCGCGTTATTGCGCGCGTTACTCGCGTCATTGATCCCTACGAGTTTATCGCATTTGAGACGGACAAGGGTGTCATCATCCGCGCCGGTTGCCGGACCATGAGCCCGGCTGAATACCGCGCTCACGTTGACAGCGAATATCCGACCAAGCCCAAGGCCGAAGAGACGCTTGCAATCCTCGACTACATCGAGGCGCGGACGAAAAAACTTGGAGCGGCACAATGAAATCCGATGCACTACTCAACATGACGCCAGCCGAAATGGCGGCACTACCAACAAGTGATCTTGCTGAAATGCAGGCGGAGATAGCGGGCGCAACCGAATATGCCAAGTCGCTCAAGTCGCTTCTGGATCACGCCATTACCGAAAAGTTCTGTACACAGATTGAACAGAAATATGCGGAAAAGCACACCGGCACGGCGCACATTCTGGACGGCGATTACGACCTTGAAATCAATGTGCCGAAAAAGATTGACTGGGATCAGGCGTTGCTTAAAAAGGCTGAGGCACAGATCATTGAATGGGGCGATGAACCGGAGGAATACATTTCGATCACGCGCAAGGTGTCTGAAAGCGCGTGGAAGTCGTGGCCGTCGCGCCTCAAGGAAATGTTTGCCGACGCGCGCACCGAAGGCACGGCGAAACCGCAGTTCAAGATCACACGAAAGGAAGAGAAATGAAAATTCCGAAATACGTGATTGCGCCCAAAGGGTGCAGGTCTTACCTGACGCCGGGAAGGCGGTATGAAGTTCACGATTTCAATCCGAACGATACCTATGGAGGCGAGATCCATATCTATAATGACAATGACGATAGAATTTTTTGCTTGCTTAATGAATGTCCGCATTTAGGTAATGCCAACTGGATCATCCCGGATGGTGACGCCGACGATGATCCGAAAACCACAAGGCCGCGCGTCTTGGCTATGGGTATTGGCGATATTATGGCTTGTTTCGACGACAACCCGCACGAAATTCACATATCCGACGGAACGGGAGCTTGCATCCTGGTTTACCGCAGCGAAGTCCAAGCGCTAATCGAGGCGTTGAAAATGATGGTGGCGGAATGACCCAATTCCAAGCCCGTCTAGAGGCGTTCCCTGACGGCTCTTTCGCACTCACAATCCGCACGCCGGACTGGGGCGACGATATCGTCTTGCACGGCCACAAGAATTTTGATTTTGACGAATACGCCAAAATCAAAGAGATTTTCCCGGAGACGCTGAAATTCTCCGCATACAGAAAGGTTGGCTAATGGCGTTTGATCTAAACTCAATCCAGCGCGGTTCCGGTAACGTGCCGCCGCGCATCCTCATCCACGGCGTTCAAGGCGTCGGCAAAACAAGCATGATTGCTGGCGCGCCGTCACCCATCGTCATTCAAACCGAAGACGGCCTTGGCGCAATCGACGTGCCCGCGTTCCCGCTCGCCAAAACCTACGGCGATGTTATGTCCGCGCTTGAAACGCTGGCAGGCGAAGCCCATGAGTTCCAAACGCTCATGATCGACAGCCTCGATTGGTTCGAGCCGATGGTCTGGCGTGAGTATGTAGCGCGCAATCCGACGACGGAAAAGGGCGCGGCGGTGCGCTCAATCGAGGATTACGGCTACGGCAAGGGATATGTCGGCGCGGTCGATCTTTGGATGGATTATATCGAGGCGATCAACTATCTGCGTAACGAGCGCAAGATGACGATCATCCAGACCGCACACACGAACGTCAAGCGGTATAACGATCCGTCTAGCGAGCCTTACGACCGCTACCAGATCAAGCTACAGGAACGCGCGTCGGCCAAGCTGCAAGAGCATTGCGATATCGTGATGTTTCAAAATTGGCGCGTTGCCGTGAAGGAGGTTTCCAAGGACCGCAATCGAGGCGTCGGCTCCGGTGAGCGCGTTGCGTATTTCGAGGAACGTCCGGCGTTCATCGCCAAAAATCGTTGCAACATGCCGAGCGAGATTACATTGCCGCGCGATCCGCTCAAGGTATTCGACGCAGTAGCGCAGCACATTCCTTACTTCAAAAAGCAGGAGAGCTAATACTATGGTTGCTTTGAATGGCACCTATCAGGCTGACCCGAACGCGGTCAGTTCATTCACGCCGGTTCCGCCCGGCATGTATCAGGTCATGCTTGTTAATAGCAAGATGAACAGCAAGAACACGGGCATTTCTTGTGAGTTCGACATCGTGTCTGGCGAGTTTCAGGGGCGCAAGTTGTTCATGAACCTGTCGCTGTTTGCCGAGAACAAGACGGCTGCGGAAATCGGACAGCGGCACTTGAACGATATGTGTGTCGCGACCGGCAAGCTGGCGATCAGTGACACGTCCGAACTGCACGGCATTACCATGCAGGCCAAGGTCAAGCTGCGGAAGGACGACCCGACGCAGAATGACGTTACCGGATTTGCGCCGCTTGATGGCGCGGTACAGGCACAGCCTGTAACGCAGGCACAGCCCGCAGTACAGCCCGCAGTGCGGCCCGCCGCGCAACAAACCGCAACGCCGAGCAACGCGCCACCGTGGAAGCGCTGACGAAAATAAGCGGGGCGGCGTTGTGTCGCCCCGTTTAATTGCAAGGTGAAAAAATGATATACGCAGCCGCATTCGGCGCTTCGTTCCTGCACGTATTTCTCAAGGCGGTACAGCAACGCAACGTCGCATTCCTGAATTACGCGTGGGTGCCGATTGTCTCGCTAGGCATGGCTGCAACAGAGGTTTATGTTATCGCGTCAGTCGCAATGTCTGGCTGGCACCTTCCGCTAGTGCTGGTTATCGGATTGGGTGGCGGAAGCGGTGCAATGCTGGCCATGTGGTCGCACAATAAATGGATTATGAAGCATGACTAAAATCATAGGCATAACCGGCCTCTCCGGTTCCGGGAAATCAACCATTGCCGACATTCTCGTGCGGGATTTCTATTTCGTCCGTGTAAAGATGGCCGGACCGCTCAAATCAATGCTTCGCGCAATCGGTCTCGACGACGCGGAAATCGAGGGTGAACTGAAAAACAAACCATGCGCGTTGCTTGGCGGCATGACGCCGCGCCATGCCATGCAGACGCTTGGCACAGAATGGGGGCGGAAGTGCATCCATGAAAACCTATGGGTTGACCTTTGGTCCGAAAGCACGTACTCCGCGCTTGAATTTGGCGATGCTCGCGGCGTTGTGTGCGATGACGTGAGATTTGCCAATGAGGCCGACGCGGTGCGCCGACTTGGCGGTGAGATTTGGGGCGTGTCTCGCGACGGTGTATTGCCAGGTACGCACTCAAGCGAAACGGAGTTGGCGCAGATTGCGCCGGATGTTTTGATCCGCAACGGCGGCACCATTGAAGATTTGCAGGATACTGTTTTCGCGATGATGCAGAGGTGACATGAAGCCAGAAACCCCGCTTAAATCTGGCGACGAGTACGATGCGTTTTGCGCCCGTCAGTGGCACTTTTGGAAGCCCGGCGCGGTGAAAAAAATTCAGCGCAGGTATTGGAAGCGTGTAAGACGATGCACAAAGGCGATGTTGTCACGATGGTAAAACTCCCGGAAAAACGTAACGACCCGACGCTTGAAGCGATGAACGCCGCTCTAGCGGCCAAACAGGACAAGTACCGCCGCCCGTATCTAGGTATGTCGGCAATCGGCATGGAGTGCGAGCATCGTCTTTGGCTATCGTTCAGATGGACAACTCAGCCCGACTTTGACGCCGATACGCTCAAGCGTTTTGAGGACGGTCACGCAAGCGAAGACATTATGGCTGCGCGGTTGCGTCAGACACCCGGCATAACGCTTATCACGCTTGACCCTGCGACCGGAAGACAGTTCGGATATCAGGATTTCGGCGGGCATTTTCGCGGCCATGAGGACGGCCATATCGAGGGCTTGTTGCAAGCCCCCGTCACGCCTCACTTGTGGGAACACAAATGCACAAACGAAACCAAGTTCAAAAAGCTGGACAAGCGGGCCGCGCTTAACGAAAAAACCGCGCTGCAACAGTGGGATCAAACCTATTACGCGCAGCACGTCCTATAC